TCAACAATCCAGATCTCGTTTCGGCTTTCGGCAACGATTGGGCAAAATACTACGAACACTACTTAACTTTCGGAATGGCTGAGGGTCGAAGCGGGATTTAAAAAGAGATGTGAATAATGTGGCCGTTCGTCAGAAGCTGATGGAGACAATGAATATGATGTAAAAACATCAAAATGGAAGTTTTTGGAGGTAGATGATGAAATACGCGGGAGAAATTGGCTTTGGTGTTTCTTCAGAAGTTAGACCAAGTGTGTGGCAAGAGACTATTGTAACACGCCGTTATAAAGGCGATGTCAATCGCGTATCTCGTCGTCTGCAGTCGGCCGATAAGATTAATGACGACGTGGTTATAAGTAACGAGATAGAAATCTTTGCTGACGCATTTGCATATGAAAACTTTCAAAACATTAAGTATGTTACGTGGATGGGAACTAAATGGACTGTAAACACCATTACTGTAGAACACCCACGTTTAATACTCGAGATAGGAGGTGTGTATAATGGCGACACTGGACCGGAGGCTTGACTTCGATGCAAGACTTCGTAGAATACTAGGGTCAGACAATTTATATTTTGATCCACCAGCGTCTAAAAAGATGCACTATCCATGCATACGGTACAGTAGATCATATATAGACACTGTCAATGCAGATAATTCCGTCTATCTCGCAGGAAAACGTTATGAAGTTATAGCAATCTATTATGATGTTGATAGCGACCTTCCTGATAACATAATTCACAATACTGAGGGATTGCTTTTCAGTCATGATAGGCACTACGTCGCAGATGGCCTACATCACGACGTATTCACAACAACATTTTAATTAGGAGGAAAAAAGAAATGGCTAAATTACTTTGGGACCAGACAGCAGAACACTTTTATGAAACAGGTAACGACAGGGCTGTCGTATACCCCTACAACAACACCAACAAGTCCTATGATAAGGGATACGCTTGGAACGGTATTACCGGTGTAACAGAATCCCCTTCAGGTGCTGATGAGACAGCTATTTACGCTGATAACATCAAATACCTCTCACTCAGAGCTGCTGAGGAGTTCGGTATGACTGTTACCGCATACACCTATCCTGATGAGTTCGCTGAGATGGATGGTTCTGCATTCCCTACAAAGGGAGTAAGAATTTACCAGCAGGCTCGTAAGACATTCGGTTTCTCTTACAGATCAATCATCGGTAACGACACCGAGTCTAACGATCACGGTTATATGCTCCACCTTATCTACGGTCTTACAGCATCTCCTTCCGAGAGAAGTTATAGCACTGTTAACGACTCTCCCGAAGCTATCGAGTTCAGCTGGGAAATGACTGGCGTACCTGTAGCAATCACAGGTTATAAGAACTCTTGTCTGCTTACTGTTAAGTCTACTGACTTCGTAACACCCGAGGAGCAGGCAAAGCTTAAGGCACTCGAGGACATCCTCTGGGGTACAGACGCAGGAGACGTTTACACAGCAGTAACTCCTGTTGGATCTGAGAATCCTGCGACAGAGGGATGGTATGAGAAGAGTGGTAACACCTATGTGCTTAGCGCAGACACAACAGTAGACGCACAGAAGACTTACTACTCAAAGACAACCGTAACCGCTACAGATGCGAGACTTCCTCTTCCTGATGAAGTTATCGCGCTCCTCAGCTCAAACATCGGTGGCTGATAAAAACATCAAAATGGCAGAGGGGGCTTCATAATAGAGGCCCTCTCTATTATAAAAACTAAGGAGGAAAAATGCCATGTATGTAAAAGCAATAACTTACACAGATTACAACGGAGAAAAGAAGACCAAGAATTTCTACTTCAATCTTACGCGCTCAGAGATTGCGAGAATGCATCTCTATGAGGACGGCGGTCTTGAGAATAAGATCAAGAAAATGGTCGAGTCAGGATCAAACAAGGAAATCTTCAAGTATTTTGAGGAATTTGTTCTGTCTTGCTACGGCGAAAAGAGCGCAGATGGTGAAGAGTTCATGAAGAGTGACGCAATTCGTGAAAAATTTAAGAATCATCCTGCATATGATGAGCTTTTTATGGAGTTCATCAGCGGTGGAGACAAGGCTATGAGTGATTTCATAAACGGAGTTATTCCTCGTGATGTAGCTGAGTCAATCACAAAAGCAGATCCAAATACATTAAATAAACTTGTTGGTTTCGAGGTCATCCCCGGTAACAAGCCCGAGTCCAACTGATCAATATAGGAGGAAGAGATGCCTAAAACAATACACATCCCGTCAAGAGAATTGTACAATGAAAGTACTAATCGGTTCATCAACGTCAAAGAGACGACTCTTGTTTTAGAGCATTCTCTTCTGTCCATATCCAAATGGGAAGCCAAATGGAAAAAACCCTTTTTGACAGAGGGATCTATGGACACCACTGAAAAAATACTCGATTACATCAGGTGTATGACAATAACTCCACAGAATCCAGATCCGAATGTATATTTATGCATTACTCAGGATGATCTTAAGGAGATTATGGATTACATAAATGATCCAATGACTGCGACGTGGTTTGGAGAAGACAAAGATCCTAATAAAAAGAAAAAACGTCAAAAAGAGGTGTTGACATCCGAAGTAATTTACTGGGAAATGATAGCCCTACAGATACCTACTGAGTTTCAGAAATGGCATCTTAATAGGTTGACAACACTTATCCGGGTTTGCAATGCTAAAAACAATCCCGAAAAGATGAACAAGAAAGACATATTAGCTCAAAATGCAGCACTCAACAAAGCACGTAGAGCAAAATTGCATAGCAAGGGCTAAATTAACCGGAACAAACAAGGAGTGAGACATGTTATCAAATACAGCAACTCCTAAATACTATGCGGAATTTAGGGAAAGGGTAATAGATGGTGAGATAGCAATAAACGAATACATTGCTATGGAAATGAGACGCATAGACCATCTGATAGAAGACCCAAGATTCTATTGTGACGACGATGCTATGGAGGGATACGTCGAGTTTTGCAATAAAGAGCTTACCTTAACCGACGGATCTCCACTAGAGTTGCTTGATACATTTAAATTATGGGCAGAAGAGATATATGCTTGGTATTATTTCGAGGATAAGAGAGTTTACATTCCTGGAAAAAATGGCGCACCAGGCAGAACCATCATAAAAACAGTAAAAAAACGCCTTACAAAAAAGCAATACCTTATAATTGCCAGAGGTGCTGCTAAGACGATGTATGCTGAAACAATTCAGGCGTTTCATCTGGTTGTGGATGAAGATACCACTGATCAAATAACCACTGCACCAACAATGAGACAGGCGGAAGAAGTTCTTCAACCGTTTAGAACAGCTATTGCACGTGCCAGAGGGCCGGTGTTTCAGTTGCTCACTTATGGATCACTTCAGAACACAACTGGCAATAGGAATCTCCGACAAAAACTCTTTTCAAGTAAAAAGGGTATAGAGAATTCCACTACGAATTCAATCTTACGTATAGTCCCGATGTCAGTTGACAAGACACAGGGATTTAGAAACAAAGTAGCTACCGTGGATGAATGGCTTTCAGGAGATATTCGAGAGGATGTAATTGGTTCTATTGAACAAGGCGCATCTAAATTAGATGATTATCTGATTTTAGCAGTATCTTCAGAAGGAACAGTAAGAAATGGTCCTGGCGACACTATAAAGATGGAGTTGCTTGATATTTTAAAGGGTAAGTATCCCGCTGAGCACATCTCCATTTGGTATTACAGATTGGATGATGTACGTGAAGTAGAAGACAGAGATATGTGGATTAAGGCTAATCCCAATCTAGGCGTTACTGTAGGTTATAATGTATACGAGCGAGATAAAGAAAGGGCTGAGAATGCTCCGGCTACTCGCAATGATATTTTGGCCAAAAGATTTGGCATACCTATGGAAGGGTATACGTACTTCTTCACATATGAAGAGACTAAGCCGCATAGGCGTAGAGAATTCTGGCAGATGCCTTGTTCCATGGGAGCGGATATGTCACAAGGTGACGACTTCTGTGCATTTACGTTTTTATTCCCACTCGGCAGAGATGAATTTGGTGTAAAGACACGCAGTTATATTTCAACTAGAACACTACAAAAACTTCCTAGAGCTGCAAGGGAGAAGTACGAAGACTTCATAAATGAGGGAAGCTTAGTCATATTAGACGGAACGGTTCTTGATATGATGGAAGTGTATAATGATTTGGATGAATACATAGAGTCTAAAGAATATGATGTACAGTGTCTTGGTTACGATCCATATAACGCCAAAGAATTTATACAAAGATGGGCAACCGAGCATGGCGAATATGGTATTGAGAAAGTACCGCAGGGCGTAAAGACAGAATCTGTTCCACTTGGTGAACTTAAGGATTTATCAGAAGATCGCAAACTTATATTTGATCAGTTGCTTATGCAGTTCGCAATGGGAAACTGTATAACCGCTGAAGATACAAATGGTAACCGCAAACTTCTCAAGAAACGCTACGAAGAGAAAATCGATAACGTAGCTGCTTTGCTTGACGCATGGGTTGCTTACAAAGTAAACAAAGACTCATTTGAGTAAAGGAGGCATAACTAATGGCATCTTTTGTTGATAGAGCCAGAAAAGCCTGGGACGTTTTTAGGGGTAGAGATCCGACAGATTATAGATCTTCATATGGCCCTGGATACTCAAGACGACCAGACAGATCAAGGTTATATTTTGGTGGTGAGAAATCCATAGTAAACGCGGTGTACACTAGAATTGCTATTGATGTATCTGCAGTAGGTATGGAGCATGCCAAAAAGAATGACGATGGCTTTTTTGAAGAGACTATACAGTCGCCATTGAATGATTGTTTGGGATTGTCTGCAAATCTGGATCAAACCGGTAGAGCTCTTATACAAGACATAGTAACAAGCATGTTTGACGAAGGAGTAGTGGCGGTTGTTCCGACGTTTACAAGCAAAGACCCAACTGTTAATGATTCTTACGACATTTATGAGCTTCGTAGTGCAAAAATTAAACAGTGGTTTCCTAAGCATGTACGTGTGGAACTGTATGACGTTGATTCAGGACAGAAGAAAGAAGTAACATTACCTAAAAAGTGTGTTGCGATCATTGAGAATCCGTTCTACAATGTCATGAACGAACCAAACTCAATCGGCAAACGATTAATAAACAAATTAAACCTTTTGGATTCTGTCGATGAACAGCTCAGTGCTGGAAAACTCGACTTAATCATACAATTCCCTTATCAGGTTAAAAGCCCGCTTAAGAGGAAACAGGCAGAAGAACGAAGGAAAGATCTTGAATCTCAGTTGAACAATTCTACATACGGTGTCGCATGGGCTGATGCTACTGAAAAAATTACTCAGCTTAACAGACCATTGGAGAATAATCTCTTGAGTCAGATTGAGTACCTCACTACACTTTTCTACTCTCAGCTGGGTATCTCAGAAGACATTCTGAAAGGTACTGCAGATGAACAGGAAATGCTTAATTACAGAAACAATGTAATTGAGCCTGTTTTATCGGCTATTGCGGATGAGATGACTAGAAAGTGGCTGACGTCTACTGCTATAACACAGAACCAGTGTATCACGTTTATTGCTAATCCGTTTAAGTTAACGCCTACGGCCAATATCGCTGACATCGCAGATAAGTTTACGAGAGCTCAAGTTCTTTCGTCCAACGAGGTTAGATCTATCATCGGTTATAAGCCGGTTGATGACAATCGTGCCGATGAACTTAGAAATCCCAACTTAAACAAATCTGATGAAGAGATAATGGATCCGATATTAACTAAGGACGACGACAATAAATCTGTAACAAACAACAATATTGACATGGAAAAAGCAAAAATCCGTGTTAATGAATTATTACAAAAAATCTAATGAAAGGAGACATCAAAATGGCAGGAAATTACGATTTTGTCGGCACAGCTACACAGTATGGAATAAAGTGTGCTGATGGACGGACACTGCTGAACGGGGCCTTTTCCGGTTGTGATGGTAAAGTGGTTCCGCTTGTGTGGAATCATGGTCACAAGGATGTTGAGAACGTTCTTGGCCACGCTCTGCTTAAAGAAGTGGGCGATAAAGTTTTGGCTTACTGTAAGCTGAATGGTTCAAAGAAGGCTCAGCATGCAAGATTTGCGCTTCAGAATGAAGACCTTGCAGCACTTTCAATCTATGCGAATGAACTTCAGGGAGGACGAGCCGTCAGCCACGGAGTTATTCGTGAGGTAAGTCTCGTTCTTGCGGGAGCAAATCCTAAGGCTATGATCGACACAGCATCTATTGCGCATTCAATGGGAATGGAATACGATTTCGATGATGACGAGATCGCAGAGGCTTATATTTACCACGGAATCACTGGTACAATAAAGGCTAACGAAAATGCTGATGATGCAACAGATACAGATGACATAGATCAGGACGGAGAAGAGCTTAGCCACTCCAATGATAAAGAAGGCGATAAGGAAGATGACAAGGATGCCAAGGATGACAAAGGCGATGAGAAGAAATCCACACCTAAAGAAATCTTTGACTCCATGACTGAAGAACAGAAAACATTAACGTTAGCTTTAGTTGCACAGGCTGCTGAAGATAACAAGAGCGAAAAGGAAGACGATAAGGAGGATTCCGAGATGAAACATAACATTTTTGAAAGCGACAACGCATCAGTACAGGGTCCTGTAATCTCCATGGCAGATCGTAAGCAGATAATCGCTGACATCAAGAGATATGGTACCCTTACAGAGTCCATTAAGCATCATATGGAAGATGAGAATGGCGTTCTTGCACATGCAATAACCCCGGCAAATTATCCCGAGAATGCTGATGGAACCGCACAGACATATGGAATTGCTAATATCGATTGGCTCTTCCCTGACATGAAGAACATCTCTAGCGGTGCTCCTGAGTTCATCATGAGAGATCAGAGCTGGGCAAATAAGCTTATCTCTGCTGTACACCACACACCTTTTGCTCGTGTTAAGATGATGTTCGCTGACATCACTGCTGATGAAGCACGTGCTAAGGGTTATATCAAGGGTAACCAGAAGTATGAGGAAGTATTTACTCTTCTTAAGAGATCTATCGATCCTCAGACTGTTTACAAGAAGCAGAAGTTCGATAGAGACGATATCGTCGACATCACAGACTTCGATGTAATTGCTTGGGTTAAGACCGAGATGAGAGGAATGCTCAACGAGGAAATCGCTCGTGCAATTCTTATCGGTGATGGCAGAAGTGCTGCTTATGAAGATAAGATCTCTGAGGATCACATCAAGCCCATCTACAACGATGCAGATCTCTACACCATTAAGGTTAGACTTCCCTACGTTGCAAATGAGACAGAGGACGCAAGAGCAAAGAGAGTTATCAAGGCTGCTATCAAGGCTCGTACACAGTACAAGGGATCTGGTAATCCGACAATGTACACAACAGCAGAGTTCCATACCGACATGCTTCTTCTTGAGGATGCTAACGGTTACAGCCTGTACAAGACTGATAATGAACTTGCTACAAAGTGTCGTGTTAAGGAGATCGAGGAAGTTGAGGTTATGGAAGGTGTTAGCCGTGAAGTAACCGATAGCGGTACAGCTACAACGTATGATCTTGCAGCAATCATCGTTAACCCGGTTGACTACAACGTTGGTACAGACCGTGGTGGCGAGATCAACTCTTTCGAGCAGTTCGACATTGACGTTAACCAGCAGAAGTATCTTATGGAGACCAGAGTTTCTGGTGCACTTGTTAGACCTAAGTCTGCAATTGTTATCGAGATCGCTCGTTCATAAGAAACATCAAAATGGTAGTGGGCGGTGTCACAGCCGCTCACTGCTTTTTACGTGAAAAAAAAAAATAACGCATGAAAACTTATAGGGCCGAAGCCCTATAGTTTAGAAAGCTAAATCGCTTTCAACATATTCAACTGTAACCTTCGGAGTTCTTGTGTGTACATTTACATCGACTCCTGTAATTATGCTAGCAAGTATACCGCCACAAATAGCGGCTATAATTACTAACAATACCACAATTGTTATCATAAATTTCTTCATCTCATTATCCTCCTTAATATTGTTTTATGTTGATTGTTACTCTCCTATAATATAGCGTGAAAAACTTGGAGGTTAAAAATGGCTAAATACTTTAAACATACTGGTAATTTTTCACGCACTACTAAATTTTTAAACGGCTTGCTACGTAAAGATTACCTAAATGTTCTTAATAAATACGGACACGAAGGTGTTATGAGGCTCATTGAGTATACTCCTAAAGACACAGGATTGACTGCGATGTCCTGGAATTATGTAATAGAGGAAGATAAAGACAAAGGCCTTATAACACTTACATTCATAAACACAAACGTAAAAGATGACTGGTGTAACATAGCAATTATGTTACAATATGGACACGCCACAAGAACTGGCGGATGGGTTGAAGGAATAGATTATATTAACCCAGCTCTTAAGCCAGTATTTGATAAAATGGCAGATGCTATTTGGATGGAAATAACAGAGACTTATTAGGAGGATTGACATGAACGATTTTAGAGATTTTTCAAAAGCCTATAATAACTATCTTGAACATGGTCTGCCCTATGCAGAAGATTATCTGTGTCATCATGGTATCCTTGGTATGCATTGGGGTATAAGACGTTATCAGAATAAAGATGGTTCTTTGACTACCGAGGGTAAGCAGAGATATGGCAGCGAAGCAAATTTTAAAAAGTATCAAGACACTGTTAACAAAGGAATTAAAACAGGAGCTAATGTTGTTGGTGGTGTAGGAGGGCTTGCTGGTGGTTTGGCCGGTGGATTTGTTGGCGGCGCAATAGGCGGTGCTGCTGGCGGTTTATTAGGAGGAACTGTTGGAGGCGCAATAGCTAGATCTAAAGCAAATAAACAGTTAAAAGAAGATCTAAATAAGGGAGATAAAAATACCCCAAATAAGGAAGTTTCGGAATACGTCGCAAGAAAAACCGAGGAAGCTAACAAGATCGATCTTGAAAAAGTACGTAATTCCGCCCTAACAGACGAAATAAAAGATAAGTGGCAGCGTGCTGTAGAAACCGACAAATTTGATCAGGATTTCCTTGAGAAGACTCAAAATAATTATGATGATATGCCAGAAGATGCCGCTAGAAAGCAAACATTAAAAGACTATCAGGATTATTTGAATTGCAAACACATACATGATATGGCGATTGATAAGCACAAAAATTCGAAAGAACTGGACGATGCAGCAGATCTTGGATTAAAAGCACTTAATAAAATTGATCCGCATGACGATTGGGATACAGATCCTGGTGATCCGGACGCTAGAGATTGGTTCAATTATGAAGATCAAACTATAGGTTTTGTTGAAGTAGCCGATCTATGTAAAAAGATCTCAAAGGAATATGCAAATACAGACGAAGGGGTTAAAATCGCACGTGCAGAAGTCAACCAAATGTTAGACAGTTTAAAAGACAACAAAATGCGTGAGTATTTTAAGCAAAAACCGGAAGCCTTATTTGATCTTGAGGATTTTGCATCTGTTCATAGCAATTCATCCGACGGATTTAAAGATAAATACATCGACGCTATCTTCGCTATCCTTCAGGCAGAAGGTAAGATACAGCATTCCGCTGTAGAAGAAGTTTTTCAAAAATTTGGCATCATATAACACAAATACATCAAAATGGCAGTAAAACAGGAGGGTTGTATGAATAACTATAGAGATTATGGGTCATATACATCCATATACAACGGACAAATACCTGATTATACAGACTATCTTTCTCATCATGGTATCCTTGGTATGCATTGGGGCATAAGACGTTATCAGAATAAGGATGGCACATTGACCGAAGCAGGCAAGAAAAGGTACGACAAACTCGATGCAGAAGCTGATAAAATCAAGGATCGTAATAAACGTTTAAAAGCAAAAGCAAATGCTAGAAAATACGGAACTGAAACGCCGAAAGAACGAGATAAAAAAACTAGAATATACGAGGCTGCCAAATCAGTAGTCGAAAAATATGGATTCAAAGCAGACGATTGGGTAAATGGAAATTTTACAAACGATAAAAGAGATATCGTTATAGCTAAGGACGTTTCCAATATAGATAATTTTGACAACTTTATGAAACATGTTGACGACTTTAATAAAAATTACAAAGAACACAACAACATTATGAAAAAAGCCGCTGCAGCACAAATCTCTAAACGTCTTGGGGTTTCAGAAAGCCAAATGAGAGGACAAATTGAAAAAACAGGACGTCCGTTTATAAACATATCAGATACTCGCAGTGGTGGTATATACCTTACTGCAGATTACGATATTGGCGATAAAACGCATTGGGCGACTGTGGAATACGACCCAAAAACAAAGCGGGTGTATAGTGTGGCAATGAACGGATAATCTAAAGACATCAAAATGGCAGTAAAACAGGAGGGTTATCATGTCTAAAGAACTCGATCAGAGAGTCGTGGAGATGCAGTTTGACAATAAAGAGTTCGAACGCAATGTAAGCACATCTCTCGGTACTATCGAAAAGCTTAAAATGGCCCTCAATTTTGATGGGGCTAAGGGGTTAGATAGCATCACCGAAGCAGCTAGGAGGATGGATCTTTCTAATGTAGAGAGACAGACGGATTCTGTTAGGGTTCAGTTCTCATCTCTGCAAATTGCCGGTGCAACGATGATTGCTAATCTAACCACTAGTTTCATGAATTTTGGTAAGAAACTATGGTCTATATCATTTGGACAGATGAAGTCCGGTGGTATGGGTAGAGCTCTTAAAATTGAGCAGGCTAACTTCAAGATGAAAGCGCTTGCTAAAAACATCGATGCGGTTAAGAACGGTCTTATTACAGTTGATGATCTCCTTGCTACAATGAGTGACTCAATTGATAGGGCCGTTACTGGTACCGCATACGGATATGATTCCGCAGCAAATGTAGCATCTCAGCTCATGGCGTCCGGTCTTACAGATGCTAATAAGATGTATGATTACTTAAGAGCTATCGCAGGTGCTGCAGCAATGACCGGTCGATCATTTGACGATATTGGTAATATATTTACTACAGTTGCATCAAATGGTAAATTCATGACGATGCAGCTTAGACAGTTCTCTGCATCAGGTCTTAATGTTGCCGCTACCTTAGCTAACACAACCAAATTTGCAGGTAAAACCGAGGCTGCTATTACTGAGATGATCAGTAAGGGTAAAATTGGTTTTGAAGACTTTGCTGATGCTATGAATGAAGCATTTGGTGAAGCAGCAGGTAAGGCCGATGAAACCTATGCAGGTGTATTGTCAAACGTTAAAGCTCAGTTATCTCGTTTGGGTCAGAGATTCGCTGTTCCATACATAGAGAACATGATACCGTTCCTTCAGAAATTGAAGGCAGCTATTAAACAGGTGAGCGCTACGCTTGCACCAGTTTCTGAACGATTTGATAAGTATTTTGGAATGCTTACTCGTTGGGGTTCCTCGGTTTTAGAAAACTTCGACTATACAAGAATCTCTATCGGATTCAGATCAATAGAGAACCTGGCATGGCTTGTTATAGGTGTGCTTAAGACACTCGGAGATGCATTTAAAGAGGTATTTGTCGGAAAGACTCAGGATGAGATAGTTGAGGCGGCAAGACAGTTCGAGAAATTTACAGAGCAGTTACTTCCTAGCAAGGAAGCTATAGATGGTTTACGAGGTATATTTGTAGCTCTCTTAACACCGCTTAAGATAGTTCTTAAGTATGCTGGAAAGCTTACAACATACACAAGACCTATAATAGTGGCTATTTCAAAGATAGCTCAGGCCGTATTAAGTATATTCTCTGTGTTAGAGCCTTTGGCATTGTGGTTGCTGAACGTTATAGACCAGATGGGAGTATTTGACGCGGTTCTTACACTTGTGACAAATACTATAGTATATTTAGCGACTGTAGTAGCAATATTAATAGCCGTGCTTGGTGAGTTATTCAAGCAGTTAGTTACATCGGAAAGATTCAAATCTTTCGGTAAAGCTATTGAACAGATAGCAGTTAATCTGTCTACATTATTAGTTACTGCGCTTATTAAGGTATTTGAGCTAATATTTAACATATTTGATTTTATCGCTAAGGCAACTAGTGATTCATCATTCTTCACAGTACTTATAGACAACATAATAGTATTGGTTAACTGGGTCGGCGAGCTTGCAAAGGCATTCCAGTTCTGGCTTAATACTCCCGGTTCTGCAGAAGGATTGAAGAATGTAGTAAAATTCGTAGAGCATTTCATCAGTATGGTCACAGATTTCTTTACTGGCCAGGATATTACAAAAGATATCGATGGAATGGGCAACAGTCTTCATAATCTTGGCGAAGTTATTCGAGAAATGGGCCAGAGATTTAAGGATTCTTGGAATAACATAGATAAGTCAAAGACAATTATGTTTCTCTTTGTGCTTACTATGATAGTTGTGCTTCTTAGTATTAAGAACTTCATAGATAGTTTAACGAATCTCTCTAAGTCAGTTGCTTCGATCCCGAAAACAATTACTGAGTTCAGCAAAACCTTGAAACACATGAACGACATGTTTGGTCCAGTTGCTCAGACAATTATTGCTTTCGGTGCAACTATTTCTATATTAACAGCAGCTATTAAGACATTGTCAGCTATTCCGGCAGATGATCTTAAACGAGGAACTATAGCTCTTGCGGCTATGACTGCTGTTGTAGCAACCTTTGTTGCTGTATTTATATATCTTGAAAAGGTTATTAATCCCGCTAACATGGTTGTTGTGAACAATGCAGCTATAGATCTAGTTGCTGTAGCAGCATCCATGCTTTTAATGGTATCAGCGATCAAGAAGATCGCAGATATTAGTGGTGATACGAATAAACTTCTTGCTTCTGCCGGTACGTTAGTTGTTTTAATGGGCGCACTTTCCGGGGTTGTTATTGGATTTTCTAAGTTTGCAACGATCGTATCTAAACCTGATCTTAAAGTTGCTACATCAGTTTCTGCATTATCTATGCTTGCATTTGCAGCATCAATGCTTATATTAGTACAGGCGCTTAAGATGCTGGAACAGGCAGATATGCCTAACATTAAGGAAAATCTTAAAAACCTTGGTGTTCTCATGCTTGAATTAGCAGTAGGTATGAAAGTTGCTGCTGGTGCTACTTGGGGAAGCGCTGCTTCTATAGTGGCTTTCTTAGGTTCACTCATTACTGTATTCGGCTTGTTAGCATTACTTGCACTGGTTCCTATGGATCTGGTTAAGTCTACAATTGAAAAGGCAACTATTATATTTAGTTCATTTGCATCTATGTTGCTTATACTGTCTGTAGCCGGCAAGATAGCTATGGGCAGTGAACGAGTTGTTATGGCAATGTCGGGTCTTATACTGTCATTTGTATCTGTGATCAGCACATTTATACTACTGACGTTAGTTATAGACAACCTCAAGAATCCTAAATCAATAGAAAAAGCTTTAAATGCCATGGAACGTGTTATAACTGACATGGCTGTAGCTGTTGGATCTCTTGTGGTTATATACGGTATATTTGTCGGCGTGTCCAAGATGCTTGCCGGATGGAAGAAGAAAGCATATTTATCCGCTGTATCATCTGCAGAGGCCTTAGTATCTATGGGCGAGCTATTATTAATGATGGCCGGATCCATGGTACTTATCGGTGTTGCTGGTGCACTTTTAAGCAAAGTCCCGGCAGATGTGCTTAAGCAGCTTGAAGTATATTTAGTTACTATGGGTGTTATTGCTGGTGCAGTAACTGCGATAGGTAGAAATGCAAAAGGCTCGATGAATAAGAATTCATTTGGGCTTATTGTGTCAATGCTTTTGTCGCTGACTCTTATTATTGGTGCTTTAGCAGTATTCCAATATGCAGATATGGAGAAATTAGTTATATCTGCAACTGCTCTTACTTATGTTATATTAGCTATCGCGGTATTAATTGGAGCTGTAAGTCTTATCTCGAAAAATTCTAACGATAAAGATAAAGATACTAAGAAAGCTCAAACGTCAATATGGTCTATATCAGCGTTTGTGTTAGCATTGGCTGGTCTTGCATATGTTATAACTTCTGGTTCTTCTGGTATGGCAAGCGCGGGCGTATCAACTGAGTTTATGATTGCTTTTGGTATGACTATGATTGGTTTATTAGCTACCCTTGGTTTGCTAATAGCTGGTTTATCCAAGATAGAGCCAAGCGATTACAAAAAGGCTTATATTGGCATCGGTGCTATAACATTGCTGTTAGTTCCTATAGGAACTATGATGGCTGGTCTTGCTATATTGTCTGGATATATTGACAATTCAAATGTTGATGCATTGCTTAAGACAACTGGTGCAATGCTCGGCGCTATAACAGCATTAACCGTAATACTTGCTGCTATAAGCTCTGTTAAGAAAGTAAACACCAAAAAGATATTCCGCATTTCCAGTTCTATAGCTCTGCTTTCAACGGTATTTTTGGCTATTAGTGCATCTTTATCAGCACTTGCAATAACTAAAGCTGGATGGAAAGAATTTGGTATAGCCGTAGCATCATTGGGCATTGCTGTTGCGGCATTAAGTATATTAGGGGCTTTAACGGCCAAGAATAAACTATATACAGAAGATTTAATGGCTATCGCAGGATCTTTTGCAATTCTTGGCACTGTATTTTTAGAAACTTCTGCGGCCATGGCTATTATTAAACAGTCTGGTGCGGGTTGGAATGAATACGGTCAGCTTGCTTTAATGATATTAGAACTTGGTGCTATATTAGGCGCTCTGGATGTTGTGTCCAGAATGGGCGGTATAACATCCACGGGTGCACGTATAATGGCCATGGGTGCCACAATCACAATAGCTGCTCAGTCCATGATCACAATCGCAAGTGCTATGGCGATATTAAAGAAAGTTGGCGCTACTGGCGATGACATGATATCATTAGGTCTTGGTTTCAGTGTTCTTTGTGGAGCTCTAACTGCATTTGCAGCTATTTCTGGATATTTTCCTATAGTATCAGCAGGCTTAATTGCCTTAGCGGAAGCATTACTTGGTTTTGGTGTAGCAAGTCTTGGCATATCCGCTGTAATAAATTCTATCGTTACGGCATTTGTGGTTCTGTCAAGTATTTCTCACGAGAATATTGATACGTTTGTTGATAATCTGGAATATTTGTCTGATAGGATAGCTGAAATAGGCATGTCTATAGTTAAGATAATACAGACATTATCTACAACTATTGCTGCAGTAGTCGGTCAGGCGATTGCCTTTACTGTAGTAACTATGATCGGCACGCTTGCCGAGTTTCTTCCTGCAATACTGCAGGCATTATATTCCGTTTTAGTTGTATTAGTTGACTTCTTTGGTCAGCCAGAAGTACAAGATTTGCTTAACGAGTTCAGTAAAGTAGTAGGCGAAACTATTACTAATATAGTTATCGGCGCCGTCGATGGCATGTTCTGGACCATTGCTCAGAGAACTGCTGAGTTATTTGGTATAACCAGAGATGATTTTGCGCAATTAAAAGAAGACCTTCAAGCTATTGCTGACGGAACATATGCTAGTGAGGAAGATTATATTAATCATCAGCAAATCGCCGTTAGACAAAAACAGATGGAAGAACTTCAAAATGCGGCAGAATACGTTAAAGACGCAAAGAAAGCAATGGAGAATGGTCAGGATATAGACCAGGAAAAAGTTAAACAATATATAGAATACATCAAGTATTTGAGTGATGAATTAGAGAATGCTGGCGTTATGAGTGAACGTATCGTCGATTGGGAAGCTGAAGATGGTTTAGGAGCCATGATGGGCTTACGGCATGTGTCTACCCAAAAGTACGATTTCGCTACAGAAGCTGATGATATTCTTCGAGACGCTCAAATGTTAAATATTAACAATTATGACGAGTGGGCAAGCGCTATCAATGAGAATATTGACGACGTTGAATACAACTATCAAACTTTTAGAGATGAAGTTGGATCTAGTCAGTTATACGAGGAATTATTCCCTAACGCTTCCGAGACAGAAAATGCTGTTGACGCATTTGTAGATGCACAGGATAGGGCTCTTGCCCATCACTCTTCAGGTTCTAAACATTTTGGCGAGGAATATACCGAAAATTATGTCGACGGTTTAACAAATGATTATTCTGTTGAAATAGTTGAAGAAGGTACTGAAGAGCTTATTACTAGACAAAGTGATATGATGACAGATGCCGGTATACATACTGGAACACTTACTGCTAATTCCATGGCAGACGGTATGACATCAGCAGAGTCTCAGGGTTATATTATAACTGCTGCTACGGCAAATAGCGACCTTGCATATGCAACTGCACAGGATAATCTTAATGCTAAAGAACCTGTAACGCTTTCTGTTGATTCGGAGAATACAGATAATCTGAATACGTCGCTAGATGAAACTGAAGATTCTGCTACTGCAGCTAAAGACGGTTTAGCAGAAGCTGACGCTCAATTAACAGATTTCTCAAATACTGCGGTAGACACTACAGCGATTGTTAATAAACTCGGAAATAGTCTTTCTTGGCTTGGCGATGCTGCTGCGGCATATGGCATTGATATTAGTAAATTGCCTAAGCTTGGCAGTTTTTTAGGTATAAGTGAAGACGTATACATGTCTGCTGATGAATGGCGCAAAAAGGGCATGGAGAAAACTTGGGGTACTATGGCTGGCGGCGAATTATCGCGCTATGAATGGGAACGTACTGGAAAATACAAAACCCTAGACGACTATGTAAACCAAAATGCCCATGCTGGTGAAGAATGGGGCGCAGATGTACTCGGATTAAATGCCATTAAAGAGCAATCAGAAGAGGTTCAGAATGAGCTCAGTGAAACATTAGATAACGTCACTAACGGACTTGGTGGGGTTGGTGATGCTGCAGGTGCTGCTACTAAGAAGACCGATGAGCTTAAGGATTCTATAAAGTCATCTCTTGATGTATTTTCAGCATTTAATGACAAAGTCAGCACAACTGGACGTGATGTGCTTAAAAATTTTGCATCTCAGATTAAGGGCGTTACTAAATGGTCCGAGGAACTCCAGGCTTTATCAGCAAGAGGCATTAATGCGAACTTCTTGTCTGAGTTAGCTGAACAGGGTCCTGAAGCATACGAGAAGATTCATGCATTGTATACAATGACTGATTCTGAATTATCCTTATTCAATCAGATGTATGCACAGAAGTTGAGTCTGCAGAAGAATACTGTAAAAGATATTCGTAATAGCTTTGTTAAAAATGGAGCTATGACAGCTAAAGAAGCTAAGGAATATGGTAAGACCATAACAACCGCTGCTGCATCTGGCGTTAAAGATAGCACTGATAAGTTAACTAAATCTGAGACTAAAGCGCTTCAAGACGCCGCTGAAGAAGCTAGAAGACAGAAAATCGATGACAACATTATACAAAAGTATACAGTTGAGACATCATATTCCAAGGAAACTCTTGATATTTTCAATCGCTTAGAAGAATTGCAGCGTGGTGGTAATGTAAATCTTCTTATGCGTCCTACGATTGATACAAATGAGCTTAATAAGCTCGGGTGGGATGCTGGAGAAGGATTCGCTACGATGTTCACGTCCACATTCACAAATGAGGAAGAAGGAACTGCGATAAACTTTACTCCTATAATGGTCGATCCAAAGACTGGAAAGTATTTGGGCGTCTTAGATCCAGACACATTTGACAAGTATTGTCAGGATGTTGTTGAGGGCGTTAGAAAAGACGATCTGAATCTTCAGGTTGGCGCTGAATTCACAGGCGCAGATGCATTTGAGCAGGCCTCAGCAGCAGCTCAGGAAATTCATGAATTACATGAGCAGCTTGGCGAAGATTGGGGTAAAGACGGATTTGCATCTTTACAGAAATTCGGCGAGAATCTTGATGATGCTGTTAAGAGTGATTTCATTAGTAAATTCGCTAAATCCGTTATATCTAATGATGTAAAACTCTCAATGACTCAGGCATTTACAGATCTTGGTCTTGTAACCATGAAAGCTTTTACGCAGTCGATGAATTTCGAAACTGCGGTTGATAAGCTTATTGAATTCAAGAATGGCGTAAAAGAACAGGTTCGTAATGTGCTTAATTTGTTTGAAGAGGTTAAAGTTAAGACTGATAAGCAGAAGAAGGATGAGCAGATCACGACTTCTCAGATGCTGTATAACATGACAGAAAATGCGAAGAAGGTTGGTCGTTGGGCTACAAATATTCAGAGATTAACTGAACGCGGTTTATCCGAAGGCTTAGTGGATCAGCTACGCAAACTTGGGCCTGAGGGCGCTGATCAGATAGACGCATTTGTACGTATGTCTGATAAGGAGCTTAAAAAGGCAAACGCTATATACTCTAGTTCTTTGCAGTTGGATGAGTATACATCTGACAAACTTGTTTCTGCATATTCTAAAGCCGGTTTCGCGACCGCGTTAGGTCTTAAGAAGGGACTTGATGATGGTAAAGATGACCTGTTATTCGCATATCAGGAAACCGGCGAGGATGCTTCTGCAGGTTTTGTAAAGGGTATAGACCCTGAAGCTGCTATGCAGGTAATGACATTCCTCGGAACAAATTCGTTATCTGCATTAAAAACTGCTTTGGATTCACACTCACCTTCTGAAGAAACAAAGAAGATAGGTATGGATACTACAGAAGGTTATGTCCTTGGTATAGCAAAGCCTAACAACTTAGTTGACGCAATGTCACATCTGGCAATTACAACTCTGGATCTGTTTACTCAGTTACTCGGACCGGATAAATTCAGACAGATGGGATATGATTGCACTGACGCTTTCTCAAGAGGTATTCTCGATGGATTAGATGCAAAGTCTCGTGATATTCTCACCATGTTCACCCTCAAGATGATGGGAATAAACGACAATCTTGCAGAACCTGAGAACTCTATGAAAGTTAATATAGTACCGGTAGTGGATCAAAATGCATTATACAATAGTTCTACTTTGATGAATGACTTCTTGTCAAATAGAAACTTTGATATTTCTGCTACGGTAAACAGAGCAAATGCTACAAATAGAACTACTGGTGGAACTGATCAGAGTCTTATTGTGGACGCTATTAGAGGATTGCGCGATGAAATTAAGAATATTAGAACTGTAAACGAGGGTTATAGGTCTGATATTGGGTCGCTTAGAGACGCTATATCGTCCATGAAAGTAACATTAGATACAGGAGCGTTGGTCGGACAGATCACAAATCCGTTGGACGCAGCTCTTGGAACAAAAGCAATGAGAAGCTTAAGAAGGAGGGGTTAAGACATGCCGGATTTTAACTATAATGGAGAACATTCCATTTATATTTCTGGTAAAAACACTTGGACTGATTGGCATTTGGCACCTCAGTCCAGACCATATGTGGCCGCCCCTCCGATTAAGGAGGAGTATGTAGACGTGCCTGGTGCCGACGGTAGCCTCGATTACACAGAGGTTCTTACCGGTGGTGTCAGGTACGGTCAACGTACTGGTCAGTGGGTGTTTATATTGGACAACGGATATGTCAAGCCATTTGAGTTTCAGTCTGATATTCTAGCTTATCTGCACGGTAAGAACCACACAATAATACTTAAAGACGATCCTGAATATTACTATACTGGTAG